ATATTTTAACAAACAGTATTAAAAAAAGTGAACTATTAAATTCAATACCAAAAAATCAAACTAGACCTAGTTTTGATGTTATAGCTCAAATATCAAAACACGATGATGCTATCGCAAAGTCTGCAAAAGAACTAGAGGACTTAGGATTGGAGACAGCTATCTATGATACAGCGGCTAATAGAGGACAAGGGCAAATAAAATATTACGGAAAGCCATATGATAACGCTAGTCAATTAGTTCAATCTTTAAATAAAGGTGTAGTGCCACAATCTTCTGGTTTCATAGGACCTGCTAGACCTCTTCCTCTAAGACAAATTTCAAGAAAAGTTGAAGGTCCTGCAGGAACAACAGTGGATGAAACAATTACGACTAGGAAGTACAACAAGGGAGGTATGGCAAATAAGTTCTATGATTTTTTGCAAAGTACTAAAGACCAGTTTTTTCAAGGCGGTGAATATCCATATGATGTAGCAAGTAATGAACCTGTAGGCGGGGATATACAAAATCTACAGCCTACCGCTGATGCTGTGCAAATGATGACAGCACCTCTGACGTTACAACCTTTAGATGATTTAATTGATCAAACTATACAGGGGCTTAATTATGAACTAGCTACTGATAATGAAGTTCAGAGTTATCTCAAGTCTTTAGACTACAGAAATGAAGTAAGAGATTTTTATAGAAAACAACAGTTACAGTTTCCTAACTCTCCTTATGAGAATATATTTTTACCTGAAGAAGAAAAAGTAAGCTCTATGGGATTAACAGAAGTAGAAACCAATGATGCTCTTAGAGAGTTTATGGACACACAAGATTATAAAGATAGAACTAATATTTTAACTAATCCCGATCTAGCTGAGAAAAGAGCAGGAATAGAATCAAGATTATTTGCTAATCAATTAAAACGTGCACCTTTGTATTTAAGCAATGCTTTAATAGAAACTTATCAAACTGTATCTCCCACTGCTTATGCAGGTGACGCGATAGAAAATCTCGCTGATATAAAAGAAGGAAATCATTATCTTGAAAGAGAATTGGAATTTGCAAAAAGACAAGGAGAAGAAGTTGAAAACATATACGACTTGTTCTTACCAGGTAATTCTCAAAATCCAATTGATCCTCTTACAGGAGAAGCTGAAAAACCAGAAGGATATACACGTGAAGAAATAGATGACAGAATAGCTTTTTCAAAACAATTACGAGTTCCAGGTCAAATAACATTTGACGACGTTAAAAGTTCGGCAGGACAATTTGCTTTAGCGGTATCTCCCGCGTTTATGGGTTCAGGTATTAGATCAAGACTAATGGAAACTATAAACAGAGGTGACATAGGAAAACTATCTAAATTTTTTAAAGTCGCTCCTCAGTTAATGGGTTTTCCAACAAGACAGGATATGGCTAATTTTTTTGGAATGGTATTAAAAAAACTTCCAAAAGAAATGGTAAGCAAGAATGAAAATCTTATTAATTTATCAATGTTAGTTGAACAAATATCATCTAAAAAGACAATGGAAAACTTAGATGATTACTACGCTAATATCAGAAATGAATTAGAAAATCCTCAGTACGCAGCGCAGAGAGAAATGTTAAAAAACAGATTAATAGATATATATCAAAATCCTAATACTGCAGAAAATGTTGTAGATCCAAACAATTATGATAAGATACTTCAAGAGGCAGGGCTATATGAAGAGATGCCAGAATTTGTCTACGATATGGCTCAACAAGAAGCAAACAAGGTTATTTATAAAAAACATTATGAAATGCTAGGAAAAGAACCACCAGAATTAAAAACGATGCAAGAGGATACTTTATTTGAAGAAGCAACAGGAATAGACCTTGCACCTGGCGAAAGAGAAACACCTCCTTCCAATATTAGAAACATGGCCATGGGCGGCGATCCAGGACAATTTACTGATCCACTACGTACACCTGACGACAGCGGTATTGATGTAAGAGGTATTCAAGAAGAAACACCTTACATGAGTATAGATGATTTAGATTTGTTTGAAGATGCAAATTTAAAACCAACCACAGAAAACAATCTACCTCCACAGGTAGAAATGGCTTCTGTTAATATTTTTGGTAAAGCACCTGGGTGGGCAGTTTACTTAGATAAAAAAAGCGACATTATTAAAGGTGGTAATCAAACAAAAAATTTAATTCGTATTGGTGACGAAGTAGCAGAAGCAACAGCAACAACAGGAGAAGACGTCAATAGATTTTATTCAAACGTCGAAGCAAAATTATTAGATCCTAGTGTGCCTGATGTTTTTGAAACACCTGCTGATCTATATAACTTTTTTCAATCACGAAATATTAACAAGTTAGAAGTAGAAGATTATCAATTACCACAGCTATTTACTTCTTTGTTTCAAGCAGGTCAGCCTGTTACAAAACAAGTATTGCTAAATAGAATCAAACAAGCACCTATTCGTAAACTAAAAACAAAAACATTTGGTTTTAGATCGGACATAGAACAACAACAATCAGGCGTACTAGAGCCCGATTTTGTTAATGCTAAATATGGTAATCAGTATTATGAAAAAGGAAGTTTGCCTAATTCTTACAGAGAGCATGTAGTATACCTTGATCCAAGTGACATTCCAGGCGATCCTAAATCTTATGCTAATTCTACTCACGACTTTTTTAGAGGTGATGAAGCGTACGTGGTCGGGTGGTCGCGGCTCACGGACCGTCCAGCAATTGTACCTGGAACAGCTACACAGTTATCAGGAGATACAACAACAAAACTTCTAGAGCTTGAAAAGAAAAGAGACAGACTAACAAGCGTTACAAATAAATCGGCTCAAGACATTGTTGATCAATCTGGTGGCAGAGTAAGTATAGAACAAGCACAAAAGAATATTGATAATGCAAACAAACAATTAGTAAAAATACAAGACGATATAGATAACTTTGGTTCTGGATCTAAACAGGCTGTTATTAAAGATGAAACAATTAATGTAACGTTTGCTGATGAGATACAATCGGATATTTTTCAAACATATCGTCGATCACTACAAAAAATTAAAGAAGAGTATCAACGACTTGTTGAAAAAGGAGTTAATTTAAAAGATACAGCGATAATACAACGGGAAAGACAAGGAGATGTAAGCTCTGAACTTATAAAGTTTTACGCTAAACATAAAGACATACTCCGTCCTGTTTTTAGAACAGAGGATGATTTTGCAGGTCATATTTTAGAATTACAGAAATCAAACGCTGTATTTAAAGATTTTGCTAACATACGTCCTGGCACTTTAACGCCACAAGACATGATTCCAATTCGAGAGGCCGCACAGAAACGTGATAAAGTATTAGACTTTTTTGATCAAGCTGTTGTTTCTCCAGAAACAATGCGTGCTTTATTTCCTAATATTCCTTTTAAAGATAGAAAAGCATGGGGAGATGTTATTGTGAAAAATGATCTACACGCAGCAGCAAAAAGACTGTTTGTAGAGAATGATCCTAATGCTCCAACGTGGTATGCTATTTCACCAGCAGAACTTGTCGCAAAACGATACGGGCAGGATGGAACAACGGCTACAGCTTTAGCTGATAGAGCAGGTAAAAAAGGTGTGGGTACATATGAGTTTTACGGGGGCCCTGATGCTACAGACGTGAGTGGCAAGCACTATACAAGTGTTCTTGAGCAATCACTAAAAAGAGCGTCGAACATAAATAATGCAGAGTTTAAAATAATTAAAGTAGCAGTTGGAGATCCTAAAAGTAGCAAAAAGGTTATTCAGATTATGGATATGAACAATCAAAGCATATTAAAAACTATCCGAGTAAAAAAAGACGGCTTGGAGAATGCTATGCAAGAGGCTACTGATTTTATTAACAGCTCAGATAATGCACAGGATTTGTATACAAAGACAACAAGTATACCTTCGGGCTTTAAAACTGTGGACGCTTATGCTATAAAACTAACACCTGAAATGGTATTGCCTTCAAAAACCCATTTGGCAACAGGCGGTTTAGTGAAATACGATCCGTTGCCTAATATTGAAGAATTAATAGGAGTAGCTTAATGGCCGTTGACAAAAGAATAGATCCAAATGAACCTCAAACAGTAAATGATGCTTTGATGATACCTCCAAGAGTTGGAGAAACAGTAGAATTAGAACCAGGCACAGATGATCCTCTTGTAGAAATAACAGAAGACGGAGGGGCTATTGTAGGGGAACAAGAAGAAATATTAGATGAAAGTTTTGATTCAAACTTAGCTGAATTTATTGATGAGAATGATTTAGGAGTAATATCTAGTGAATTATTTGATCATTATCAAAATGATTTATCTTCAAGAAAAGAATGGGAAGAAGCCTATAAAAAAGGATTAGACTTATTAGGATTAAAGTACACCGAGAGATCACAGCCTTTTCAAGGAGCAAGCGGTGTTACACATCCTTTACTATCTGAATCAGTTACTCAGTTTCAGTCACAAGCATATAAAGAATTATTACCAGCAGGCGGACCTGTAAGAACACAAGTTATAGGAGAAGTAACCAAAGCTAAAGAAGATCAAGCACAAAGAGTTCAAGAGTTTATGAACTATCAAATTACACACGTAATGGAAGAGTTTGATCCTGATCTTGATCAAATGTTATTTTATTTACCTTTATCGGGTTCAACTTTTAAAAAGATTTATTACGATGCAGGATTAGGCAGAGCTATTTCTAAATTTGTTCCAAGTGATGATTTAGTTGTTCCTTATAACGCTACAAACTTAGAACAGTCTGAACGGGTAACACATGTTATTCGTAAATCAGAAAACGAAATTCGTAAGTTACAAGTTTCTGGATTCTATAGAGATGTCGATATTAAGCCTATGGAATCTGATGATAGAATTCAAGAAAAAGAACAAGAAGTTTCTGGAATTAGAAAAGTAGGATATGCCGACGATGAATACACTTTATTAGAGGTACATGCTAATTTAGATGTTCCAGGTTTTGAAAGAGAAGACGGCATAAAAGTTCCTTACATTGTAACTATTGATGAGGGGTCTAATAAAATTTTATCTATTTATAGAAATCATAGAGAAGATGACGAAAATTTAAAAAAGATAGAATATTTCGCTCATTATAAGTTTTTACCAGGATTAGGTTTTTATGGATTAGGTTTAATACATATGTTGGGTGGTTTATCAAGAACAGCAACCGCAGCTCTTAGACAATTAATTGATGCAGGAACGTTATCCAATTTACCTGCAGGTTTTAAAGCAAGAGGTCTTCGTATTAGAGACGATGATTCGCCAATACAACCAGGTGAGTTCAGAGACGTTGATGCGCCAAGCGGTGATTTACGCGCAGGCTTAATGCCTTTACCTTACAAAGGTGCTGATCCAACTTTATTTCAATTATTAGGTTTCGTTGTTCAAGCAGGTAAAGAATTTGCTACCGTAGCTGATCAAAAGATTGGTGACAGTGTAGCAGCAAACGCACCTGTAGGAACGACAATGGCTTTGATGGAAAGAGGCATGCGTGTCATGTCGGCTATCCATAAAAGATTACACTATGCACAAAAAATAGAATTTAAATTACTTTCAAAAATATTTAGTGAGTCTTTATCTCCTCAATATCCTTATGATGTTGTTGGAGGAATAAGATCTATTAAAGAAGCAGACTTTGACGATAAAATAGACATTCTTCCTGTTTCTGATCCGACTATATTCTCTATGTCTCAACGTGTTACATTAGCACAGACACAATTACAGTTAGCACAAGCTGCTCCACAAATGCATAATATGTATGAGGCATACAGACGTATGTATCAAGCGATGGGAGTACAGAATGTAGATGCTATTCTTCCTGTTCCTACGCCTCCTCAGCCTCAAGATCCAGGAATTGAAAATGGAAGTGTATTATTAGGAAAACCTTTACAGGCATTTAGAAATCAAAACCATTTAGCACACATGGATTCACACAGAGCTTTCTTTTCAAGTATTTTAGTTAAGAATAATATACAAGCTATGACATTATTAGAAGCTCACATTATGGAACATGTGTCTATTCAATCTAGAGAAGAGGTTGAACAAGAAATGCAAGAACAAGTTCAGGAATTAGCACAAAAATTTGGTGGTCAAATGCCTCAAGAAGAGCAAGTTAAGCTTCAAGAAATACTAGAATCTAAAGTTGCTGAAAGAATTACTGAAATGACAGAAAAAATGATAGCCGAAGAGCAAGAAATGATGGCAGAACAAGGCGAAGATCCTCTAATTCAGTTAAAACAACAAGAATTACAACTCAGAGCTGCTGATTTACAGCGAAAATCACAAAATGACCAAGCGAATATAGAGATTGATGCTGCAAAATTAGAACAAAACGCTAAATTAGCTCAAGATAAGATAGATTCACAAGAAGATATTGCACAATTACGTGCAAATGTTAATCTAGAAAAACAAAATGACAAATCCAACCGTTAGATTACAGGAATATTTTACTGAGCTGATGACTTTTGCTGATACAGGTGTAACAAGTCAAGAAGATCAAATACTTTTAGCGGGTGCGATGATGGGTGTAGCAAAGATGCTGTATCATAACAATCTTACTGAGCAAGAATACGATAATATTTTAAATCACAATGCAAGAGACTTGCTAAATCTTTTAAAACCAACTATACATTAACTATTATGACTAAAAAATTTCCTGATTTAAGTGGTGATGGTAAAGTTACTAAAAAAGATATTCTTATGGGTCGCGGCGTAATTAAAAAGAAACGCGGTGGCGCAGTAGATTCTCCAAAGAAAAAGAAAAAGAAAAAGAAAAAAGGTTTCTTAGGTATAGCTATCGAAATGATAAGACCTAAAACAATATCTGCTGCTAAAGGCGGTCTAGCAGGTAGGCTAGCTCAACGTGGTTATGGAAAGGCAAAAAAATGAAAAAGAAAAGCGTAAAAATGAAAGAAGTTCCTCAAAAAAACTCTTTTCCAAACTTACAAGTTTCCTCTGACGCTGCTATTGTTTATTCTCCTTTTGTTGTGAAAAAAAACAAAGGTTCTGGTCCAAAAGGACAGACAAGCAACGCGCAGATTAAAAAGGTGGCTTTTAAGGGCGTAAAATAGTATAATTCGCACTTTAACAAAGGAGGTTCTATGAACTTACTAAAAGATCTATGGTCACACATCAAAGAGTGGAGTGACTGGCAAATG